ATGACCAACTTTTTTGTAGGGTCAATTCTCAGGTTTTTTGCTGCGACCTCGACACCGACAAAGGCGGGTTTTTTCGAACCAGAGGACGCAGCAAAAAACCCCGTCGGTGAGGACGAGGAAAAATCGGGGGAGATTTTTGGGAGGAACATGATTAAGCCGGACGAACTGTCACTGGCGCGAGAATGAGGCGACCGACTGACAGGCTGTTGAAATCGCCGACGAAGAATGAGCGGGGGTCGAGGGTGTAATTTCCGACCGGATAGGGTTGTGCGCCGTCTGCGATACTCATTTCGATGCGTTCTGGGAAGGGATTGAGTTCACCGAACGAATCGTAGGTGTAAGCCCATGCGGCTTGTTTGACGATATGAAAGGGTTTTCCGGCTTTTGAGGTGCCGTTAACTTCGACTACTTTTGCGCTTTTGACTTCGATGCGGATGGTCATGATGTTCCTTTGTCGGTTAATTGTCCCGAAATATGGGATAGCCGAATGTATCCCGATAAGTGGGAGATTGTCAATCCCCAAAAACGGGATAAAATACAGCTGCCAACTGAAACAGTCGGACTACCGGAGAGAAAAATGAGAACCAGCGAACTTTTGAAAGACTGCAAAATCAAGCTAAAGATTTCCAGCGATTACGCACTAGCAAAAGAACTGAAGATTCCGACACAAAGAATCAGCGAATACATGAAATGCAAACGTGTACCGAATGCCTATGCGCTGATGAAGATCGCGGAATGTCTTGGGTTGGATCCATTGGCGTTGATAGCGGAGTTTGAGGAATTGAGCGCGAAGAACGAAACAGAGCAAAAGTTCTGGGCGGGTTTTCGCTTGCGTGTAAAGCAGCCCCTGAGAGGCCTCATAATGGCCTTGCTTTGCATCGCTACCTTATGGACAGGGCAAGACCTCGTAAAAACGCAGGGAGGCGTTTTTAGGCGTTTTAAATACGCATAATGTATATTATGTCAAATTGATTAGTAAATTAAGAAGATTCCGCAGGCTTGTGCAAAGCATCCCAAAAGCGTTTTGCAGCATGTTGATTCCGAGGATTTGCCGCATGACGGCATAGCAACCGCACCAACTCACTATCAACGCCTGTTTCATGCAGGCGTTTTTTTTCCTTCGCGATCAGCCGGTATTGTTTGCGCCGTCTAGCCTCCTGAAACGAGCGGAAGTAACGCAGATACCAGTAATGACTCAAAATCGTGCCTGACCAGTTGGGGTATTGATGGAATATCATTTTTTCAGAATACCACCGCTACGCAATAAATCAAAATCAACGGCGCAATGCCAACTGCATTAAAAGGCTAACAGACGGGTGAAACTGTCTGTTAGGTCGTCACCCTTCGGGTGCTCTATTTTTTGACTCGACCGTGCAGCACTCCGCAAATGCTTTCCCATCACCCCGCCGCCTAAAACGCGAATCTTCCCTCCGACAATTTCAATAATCAACAACGCACGGTGAGACTGTGCGCCCTTCGGGTTTTGCGGCAATCGTTTTTTGCGATACAGCCGCAAAAACTGCGATCTTGCCAAAATCGTTGATTATTAAAATTGCTACGAGCTGATATCGCAAGGCGACGGGATGACGGGAGAAGCAAAGAAGCAAGCGGCAGAAACCTGCACCGCGAGGAAATCAAAAGCAGGCTCAAGATTCTGGAAGATGCTGGGAATACCAAAACCATGAAAATCAACAATTGCAGATACATGAAAAACGCGGAATTTAAAGCCCGTCAAACGTGGCTGGACTTCGTTGATGCTGTTGGCGTGGCCTTGCAAATCATGGCCGAGATTAAGGAAAATTCAGCCGAATGGCTGAAAAAATGGGTAAAGAATTTCAAAATGCCAGCGGCCAAGCAAGTTGCACCCATTCAAGACGTGCTCGAGCTGGTAATTGTGGCAGATATTCTAAAATGGGCTGACTGGACACCCAAAAAAAACAGGCAGTTATTCGCGTAAATTGCTAATGCAGTGAAAATGATTTAGTCTTAACCATCAACCGAAAGGAACATCATGAGCACAGTGACATTCGACACCCTGAAATTCGTTGAAATACTTAAAAAAAGCGGTTTTGACGAAGAGAGAGCAAAAGGAATTGCAAATGCCTATCAAAGCGCATCAGACGACAGAGAGCTCGTAACAAAACAAGATCTACAAATTCAGCTGACCGATATGAAATTCGATATGCTTAAATGGATTATCGGCCTAGCACTAGCTCAATTCTCCGTTTTAATCGGAATACTGATGAAAATGCATTAAAAAAGGGGGCGCAAGCCCCCTTCCCTTTTTATAAAACCCAGTAAATACGCGGCATACAGCTGCGATCGAAGAAAATAAATATCGGGCGAGCTTCGCGGCACTTCGTTAGCCGCGTGCGCTTCGCCTCGATATTCAGCAATCTCCAACACGATGGAGATTAGTACAAGACCACCATGCAGCAGTTTCAGCATGGCGGGATTCAGGCGTAGACATGCAGCCAGACATCAAAACGACCATCAGAATCCAGAAAAGTTTTTTAATCATAGCGACGATAACGAAGGCCGAGGGACTTGAGAAACAGGCGATGAATCCGTTTTTTTCTCAAGAAAATCATTAAAAAATCCGTTGCTGGCAATGCTCCGACAAAGAGCATCATCGACAAGCATTTTAGTTCCCTGTTGCGTGTGACAGACACAACGAGATTCAGACGAAACACACGCGGCGGGATAAGGCGCAACAGTCGGCTTAGTCACTTCATCATAACGCGGGGCTGTGTGCGGAAAACCGGACAACCGAGGCTTTAATGTGTCAGTCCAAACAGGAACGGCAATGACACCTGAAACCGCTTGAACTCCGGTGGTGGGTGAAGCAGCCCCCCCTTTAATCTTATCTCCAGTAGTCAAACCTCCCACAGTTTTGATGAATAAATAAACCAGCGCAACAGCGATCAAAGGCAGAATAATAATCATAATAAGACGCGCGGGGATGCGCCTCTTGATCGTGTGCATATCCGCACTTTTGTACCAGTTAAAAACCTCTTTTGGATAAACAAAATGCGTAGAGATAGAGCCTTTAGTGGATTTGTCGCAGTTGTCGCGGATCTTCAAAAACTCATGAATCGTTGATTTTTGAAAGCCGTAAAAACGCTCAACGTGATAATGCTTTGTGCAAAGCTTGCGGATCGACCCGTCGATCAGCATCGGATGCTGCGTAATCAAAACCAGCATGTGCGACTTGTGGCGCAGGGTATTGGCAGCTGCGACATGTTCAGGCATGGCGGCCGACGATGATCGGGGCGGGAACGTACTTTGTGATTCGTCGATGACAATAATCGACTTGTTCGGCAGGTTGTGCCACTGCTTAGGCTCTTCGAGCATTTCCCAATCAAGCGTCAATTGAGGAATGCCGTGATAGTAGACCTTGAAGCCTTCACGCTTGGAGTACTCATCAACACCAGTAAGAGTAAAAAGCGTCTTGCCCGATCCGGGCAAACCTGTGACAACAGTAAGCGGCGTTAGGTCGATAGCCATTACTTGATGACCTGTTTAGTGAGCTTACCGCCAGTCATGCCAGAAAGGGACATTTTAGCGATCAAGGCGGAAAAAACGATGTTGACCGATTCGCCAATGCGGGAAAGACCGATGACACCGGAAAGCTGACCAGCACCGCCGAGCAGTGACCAAATTTCAGTTTTTAGGCTCGAAAACAGTAGATCAACACCGCTGAACGTGATGTAAGAAATACCGAGAGCAACCAAAACACGACCGACCCAATTTGCAAGCGTAAGGCCAATTGCACCAACAAGCCAGCCAATAACAACACCAATTGCGGGCAT